TAAGATTTTCAAATACAAGTCCTGCACCGCCAAATGATTCAGATTCACTTAGATACTTAACCACAGGCACAGGTGCCTCAGGACTTAGTCGTTCTGAAGTTCCGTAAATGTATTTGTCAATAATAACGTCGCCGATTACTAATACTTTCATATCACTATTATACTTTCTTTCGGTTTAATTGTCAAGAAGATTTATAGTTTTGAATACAGTTTCTAGTTTAGTTAAATTGACTTTGCTTTGTAGTGTATTACGAAGTCCATGATGCAACGGCTTTGGCCATTTAGTAAAACTACACCAAGCATATCCGTCATGTTCGTTATTTAATATAGGAATAAATTCACTGTCGACTACACAAAGGTATGTATGAAAATAAAATTTACTATCGGGCGAAACAAAGCTCTCTAAAGGCAGTGTCTTTTTAATAGCAGGAAGTTGTCCAATTTCTTCTTGTATTTCTCGCTTGAGACCTTCCCAAGGAGTTTCAGAACCTTCGTTAGTGCCTCCAACAAGTCCCCATAGGTTAGCTCGTTTTCCTTGAGCTCTATGGAGAAATAAAAATCTATTCGTATCTAATGTATAAAACAGCGCACCGCTACATGTAATTTGATTGTTCATACATATAATTATCCTGCCAGTTCTACTCTCCATGTTCCAACTGGATAATCACCGTCGATGCTTAGTAGCCATTCGCCGTTTTTAAATCTATATTGTACGCTTGTATTTAAATTAGTAGTATAAGTAACTTCTGTTGTAGCACTTGAATCGAAAATAATATTCCATTTACTTCCGTCCCACTCAATAATATCATTTGCACTAGCAACTAGTGCAGTAGTATCTGCATTTTGCCAAGCAATTGGAGACTCTGTAGCACTGTCGTTGCCTACATCTTCTAACAATAATATTCTTAGTCCGCTAGTTTTAATAGAACTAGGATTAAAACTAGTCGGATCAATGATATAATCAATGCTAGTTCGTCCTGCTATTACATTATCGCTTGGGAAACTATCAGTATCCCAATTTATTAATATTTTGCCCTCGTCAAACGGGCTTAGTGTAAACGTGCCAGTAACAGTACTTGCATTGTCTTGACTAGTAAAGAAAATTCGACTTACATCCGCAGCATATTGTCCTGGAAGTGCTTCAAATATTTCTCTCCAATTTTTGTTGCCGACAATGCCATTTGAATACAACTGCACAGTATCACCGTTGACAAATGCACCATATGTATTGTAATTAACATTTGCCATTTCAGCTGCTGTTTCGCTTTGTGCTTTTCTTCCAAATTTATTCTGAACAATTCCTGCTCTAGCAATGTCGTCATATGCATTTAACACAGGTCTACTTACGCCATCTTCGATAGTGCCTAAATTTTCATCAAACATACTAGTGATAATGTTTGTAATAACGCCCATTTTGCGTACTTTAGTTGGAGGACTGATATAGATAGGAATACTAAATGTCATAGTACAAATATCTATCTCGCTATCTACACCGACAGGTACACTTCTATTTGACCATTGTACGTTTTCTAAATTAACAACGCTAATACTAGTCCAGTCAATAAAGTTATCTGTGGTTTGCATTTCTAAACTTGGATTAAACAGCACAAGTATTTGTTCTAATAGCTGAAGCTTTTGATCTGTATTACTTGTCCATATATCTGCATTAATACGCATCATGTATGGAGTAGGTATTAATCGTTCGACTGTATAATTTTTACCTTGCGTGTTTAAATACTCGCCGGTAGCTTCGTCCCACTCTCGTTCTCTAATGTTAGTTTTACGAGTGTATGTTGAATCAGTTAGTCTGTCTTTGTCTAGTTCTAGACCTGTTAAATACACTGCAATACGAGGCGCACTAGGCAATTTGTTTTCACTGTTCTCTCTAATAATGTTTGCTACTTGGCGTGTTAGGTCACCGTAGGTAACAGGTACTTCTTTTTGCACGCCCTTGCCGTCTTGTACAGGAAAGTTTGCTAGAATACGCATCATCTGTGTAAGATACCTTCTTACTTGTCCATCGTAAAAATGTTGCATTATGTATTATCCGCCTTTGGTCTAAGTGCCTTAGAAAGACTTTGTCTTTCTTCAACCGTTTCACCACTAATTTGACTAGAATTTGTATTGTTAATAAACGACGACTTTTGTGTTTGTCTTTCAAGCGTATTGCTAAGTGACATCCTAATATCGTCGTTATATTTAACCCAACGTGCGCCATCGTAACGGAACATTCTATTAGGTAAGAAATCAGTACGCAAGAAGTAATCGCCGTCTTCGTTATTTCTAGGAAATTGAATACCAAAACCAAACGGTGCACCATTAGGAGCAGCATCGCCTGTGCCCACTAAATATCCGGTGTAACCTTCGCGTTCTGGTCTGCTAACAACTGCATCGGCACTATATGTAATATTTGATGCATCTAAATCAGTATCGTCTGCTGTCTCTAGTGCAATACTACCGTCATCATTTGTTGAAACTGTATAGTAATGACTAATGTCATATCCACTTTTAGGAGCATCTGCTTCTGCTTGTGCAACAACTGCACGAGAAATTTGCATTTCTTTTTCATATGTTGAAAGCAAATCACGTAATGTATCTGCTGATCCTTCTTCTGCAGGCAAGTCTAATATTTCTGAGTATTCTTGTCCGTCATATATTTGCTTTAATTTTAAGCGATATAAGTGCGGATACCAAGTTTGACTAAATCCTTCTGCTGCACGATTAACATCCTCTACAACATAGAACCGCTTTAGTGCTATACTATAATCATTTGCAGCATATTCATCTTTCAAGTGAGGTAACTCTATCACGTCACCTGGCATAATTTTTCTACCTAGTGTTTTAACACTACTGTTAATATGAATAGTTAGCATTAATGTATCGTTGCTCAAAAACAATCCAAATTGGCTCAAATCAAAGTCGATATCTTGGACATTATAAATGCCACGTAAACTATAGATGTCGGCATCGTACTTTCTATCTCTGTTTTCTAGAAATAGTAAGTCTTGTATGTTAGTTTCTTTTACAGCATTGTAAGTAGGCTGAGCAGCCGTGCCTTCACCTTCTGCAGGATTTTCAGGACCTAGATATTTGTGTATATTAATATCAGTACCGCCAATGGTAAACATTTCTTGAATCTGTTTATCCAAGAAATAATAATCATTACCGCGTTCCGGTTTGTATAAGCTAAGACGAGGGATAACCATTCTCCTATTGTTATACATATTTATCGTTCACGATAAATACTATTGGAGAACTTCATATGACATTAGCGACACAAAAACAAGAAGTATACGATTATGTTAACACATTCCTCGGCGGAGGCATGGTTGATGTTGAACTCGATCCTATACACTATCAAACTGGCTTAAACAAAGCATTAACACGTTTTAGACAACGTAGTGACAATGCAGTCGAAGAAAGTTATATGTTTTTAACTACAGTAGTAGATCAAAACGAGTATGTATTACCAAATGAAGTAATGGAAGTTCGTAAATTATTCCGCAGAAGCATTGGCTCACGCACTGGCGGCGGCGATGGCGGAAGTTTGTTTGAACCATTCAACTTAGCATATACAAATACATATTTGTTAAGCGGATCTAAAATGGGCGGACTTGCAACATATGATATGTTTGCGCAGCATCAAGAACTAGTAGGACGCATGTTTGGCAGCTTTATTGAATTTAAATGGAGCAGTACTAGTAAAAAGCTTACACTGCTACAGCGTCCTAGAGCAGAAGAAGAAATATTACTTTATTGTTATAACTATCGTCCAGACAGCGAATTGTTAAATGACTATCTAGCCAAGCAATGGATTAAAGATTATACACTAGCTGCATGTAAGTATATGTTAGGTGAAGCACGTTCAAAGTTTGCTACTATTGCAGGCCCACAAGGCGGAAGCACACTTAATGGTGACTCACTAAAATCAGAAGCACAAGCCGAAATGGAAAAACTCGAAGTTGAAGTATCAATGGCAGTTGCTGGCGGCACAGGATATGGCTTCTTAATCGGTTAAAAACTACCCAAGTTTACGCTAACATCTTAGTCTGCTGTAAATACAGTATGACAACATTTCAACACAAAGAAGCTAACCGTTA